ATTTCAAAATCCTTCATTTAGAACTCCTCCTTAAATTTATTTAAGTATATTATTCCAAATCTACCAATTAACTATACGAAAAAAATGTGAGTAGATTTGGTTTTTACACAAATCTACTCACATTCCCTATAATTCTAGATGGAAAAAGCTTAATAATGAAAGAGCTTATGTCAAGAATATAAATTCTGTCTCAAACTTAAATACTGTAGGACATATATGTCTTCTGACGACTGCGATAGCAGCTATAAAATCTGGTAACTCTGATAAAACCAGATCCCTATCGGGATTAAAGAGAACAGCTTAATTTAAAACCTGTTATTTTTTAAAACCTATTTTTACCTTAGGACCAGTCTGACTATTTTTACATTGCCATTAATTGTAAAACATGTTTTTCATAAAAAAGCTGTAATTTTTATTCTTCAATCAATAATATTTCCTTTTTCTTGTATTTAATTTTTTAATTATGCTCATGTCTAATTTATAACCTGAGTTGCTCTATCCAACAGTGCATCCTCTTTTTCCTTATCTTTAACTTCCTTGTCGGCAAGATCATCCTTGCCTGAATTTACTTTTGTTATATTAGAATTTTCAATATCTTCTTTTCTATTGTTCAGGAAATTCTCTCCTCTTTGTTTTTGAGCTTTTATAATCTTTACTGCAGTTTCAGCAGCAGATAATGTTTCTTCAAATTTAGCTTTATTTATAATATCTTCATCACCTGAAACGGCTAAATCCTCAATTTCTTTTATCCTTGTCCTTTCATTTTTTGCTCCTTCCTTATTACCTTCCTTATATATTTGATTATATAAGTCAGGATATTTGTTCTTTAATTCTTCCAGTGTCATAATATTTTCACCATCCTTAGGTATATTTGTTTTATTTTGAATTCTTTCAGGCATATTTTTATAAGAATTAAAAAGATTACTGATACAAGCTACTGCCTGAAGAGATTCATCAACTTCAATATTAAAATACTTTGAAGCCTCCTCATTGGTAAGCCATGTCTCTCTATTGACCATATCTTCAATTACTTGAATATCAGCATCCTCCCTTGCATTTTCTTTATAAATCTGCATTATACATTCCTGGATTTTGTCAAGAAATTCAGCCATTTCCCTTAAATCATCAGCATTGCCACCTACATAATTGAACAATGGCTTGTGAATCATAAAGGAAGATCCTGTTCCCATGATTACTTTATCTCCAGCAAGTGCAATAACGGATGCTATACTGGCAGCAACACCATCTATATATACTGTTTTAAATCCATCATGATTTTTCAGCATATTATAAATAGTAATTCCAGCAAAGACAGAACCTCCACCTGAATTGATATGTATATTAAGGTCTTTTCCCTTAACATCACTTAAGAAATTTTTTACTGCTTCAGGATATTGATCAGCATCATCCCATGCACCCCACCATGAAGATACAATATCACCATAAAAATACAAATCAGCATTTTTCTCTGTAAGATTTTTAACCTGCAATATATCTTTAAGGTTATCCTTAACTACCTGCCTTGCCACTTTCTATCAAGCCCCCTTCTTTCATAGTATTTTCTTCTCTGATTCTCTGTTTTACATTTTTGAAAAAATCACCTCCAGTAAGCTCTGCAGTTTCTTTTGCCCTGGTACTAAAACCTTCCTGTACTCTTTTTGATGCTGCAGTAACTTCTTTGAGTGGATCAATCTGTCCCTGAGAAGGTCCATTCCACTCACATCCGCAATAAGCCTTTCTTATCAACGGATCATCAAAAAATCCAGGTGCATCCACTCTTCCTTTGGCCACTGCCTCACAAAGCCATTCTTCATATATAGGCTGACAAAAATCCGCAGCAAGCCATGTCCTTCTCATTCTGAACATTTTCCACGCCTCAAGCAGTGAAGCCCTGCTGGCACTATAAGAAGCTTCAAATTGTTTTACCAATAGTTCATAAGGAAGCTCCAACGCTGAGCCAATCTGTCTGCATATTGAAGTAACAAAACCGTCAAAAGCAGTATTTGGCCTGCCTGGATTTGCTTCCTTTACAGTTTCTCCTTCGGCAAGCGATATCATTGCACCATTGCCAAGTTCATAACTATCTTCATCATCAATATCTACTTGTTCATCTTCAGGTATGGCCGAACCCAAAGGAGCCTCTGTTCCAGAATCCTTTGTTTCTATAAAAACTGTATACATTCCTGATACAACCGCAGCCATCAACTCCGCTTCTGTGTACCTCCCAAGTTGTTTCAAGCTTTCTATAACAGGTGCAAGTATTGGTACCCCTCTTTTTTGACCTATCCTCTCGGATTCCATTAGATGAAGTACATTACGTCTTCCTGTTTTACTGCCAAAAGCTTCAACTCTTACCCATTCTCTTTTCAATGTTTCCATTGATAGTGGATGACTCTGCATTATATGATATGCTGTTATCTCACCATTTTCTGCCACTTCAACTCCACCTTCTATAGTTACACCAAACTTCTTTCTGTCTGGAGTGGATACTCTGTCAGATTCTATAAGTTGTATACGCAAATCATACGCTTCATTTATTCTTGGTATAATTGGCATCAATACAAAGCAATCTCCGCTTAATATCCAATTTAAAAAAGCCAGTTGCTGCAATTCATAAAAATTGTTCAATCTTTCAACATCACAATTTACCGTATCCGACCAAAGGAAAAATTCTCTTTCAACATTGCTCTCCCATCGTGCAGCATCTTCATCTGAAATTCCTAAAATATCATAATCTATTTGTGCTTTTAATTTTAATCCAGAACCCACAATATTGGTTCTGCATGTTTTCAATGCTCCTGTAGCAAGGGGAACCCCCATATATAAATCTCTGGAACGTTCCCTCAATGTTTTTAAATTATCAGTTATATCTTCTTTAGGAGAACCACCATTGCTTATCCAACCAAGAAGGCTTTTTTTAGTCTTGCTGGCACCATGATAGGAATATCCAGAATTCAATATCTCCATTTTTCTCCTGGCAACCTGCCTTTTAAGTGCCTTTTCAGGAGATACTGCCTTTAGCACCTTATCAAATATATTCATAAAATCACTCTCCTATAGATCTCTAGGAACTACTCTCATAACTCTCCTTTTACCTTTTCTTAGTTCGATAGCTTCCAGTCCTTCAACCTTCTGTTCCCACATTTTTATTTCCTCTCTTATTTGAAATAAATTGGCCCTTGTAAGGCTCCTTGTGCCTATGGTATATGACTGTCCTGTAGCAACTGCCATTTCAGCTTCCAGCCATAAATCCAAATGTGCCTTTGCCTGCTTAAGTGTTATTGCCGCCAATTCAATACCTCCCTTCAAATAAAAAAACACCTTGAATATGGTGTTTACAATCCTCTTGATACAACTCTTCTTCTTTTCCTTTTTGTAGTTATACTCTGTTGTATGAAAATATTTCCATTCTTATTTTGTTCAGCCATGGATTCAAGATCAGGATTTAATATTTCAAGTGCTGCAGTGGCATAATTTCTAATATCCAAAGGTTCATTTCTAACACTGCCCTTCTTAATCCATTGAAATTTAGGTATACCGTTTGAATATTTGATTATTCTTCTTTCAGATGTAATTCCATCAAAATAATTTTCATCATATCCTTTGCCTGATTCTTTTGGAAAATTACAATAGCCTGAACCTTCAAATTCAATTTTTAATCTTGAAAGTAGAGTTTCTTTTCCAGTATCAACTCCCAAAGGAAATAATGCAGCTCTTTCTCTATTGTTTCTTGAAACCTTACCTATAAATGGCTTCCCAGTACCACCATAACCTTTTATGGCAAAAATCCTTCTGTGTTCTCTAGGTTTGCAAAATCTATATACTTCTGTAGTATAATGTCCACCACTATCTATACAGACACATGATATTACAAGAGCTGATCCATCATTATAATAAAAATTCTTCTGAAGATAATTATCTAATTGATTCCAAACAACATCCTGCCCGGGATCACCATGAAAAACTGTATATTCTATACCCCAGCTTTGCTTGCCAATTCCCCATCCGACAACCTCAATTTCAAGTCTGTCATCTTGAACATCAACTCCTGCTGTAAGCACTATACTACCTTCTGGAACATCACAATCATAAGTTTTTCTGCGTTTTAGAAGCTCTTTTTTGTCTACACCTTCACCTGATTTATCCTTCCACACCTTTCCTAAAGTTGTATTTACCCATGTTTTTAATGTTTCAGTTCCATTCTTTTTGGCTTCTCTGAAATCAATTATTATATTCTCCCATCTTTCCCATGGACTTACGAGGGCATTGAGATGAAATCCTCTCTTCCTATGAACATCAGGGTTTTTGGCAATCCATTTTCCCTGCCCGGACTTCCACTCAAATTCATTAAACCTTTCCTTGCAGTATTTGCACTCCATTGTTACATCCTCAAATTTAATACGTTCAAATTCCAGTGGTTGAAATTTACCACAAACAGGACATGGGAGACACCATTCTTCCTGAGTGCTGCTGTTAAATTCTTTCGCTATCCTTGAGATACCTTCTTCTGTAGGTGTAGATACAAATATTTTTTTCTTATTCCAAAAAGTTTTAGTCCTCTTTTCAGCTAATGAAAGAGGATCACCTTCAACTCCTACTGTAAGGGGATATCTATCCACCTCATCTGCGAGCAAAATACGAATAGGCCTGGATGCAAGTCCTGCAGGTGCATTGGCACCAACCAAACTTAAATGTCCGCCTGGAAAAGTTTTATGTAAAATCGTATTGCTGCTGTCCTTTTCCCTATCATCTGAAACTTTGTTTCTAAGTACCGGAGAATCCCTTATCATAGTTGCAATTCTATCTTTACTAAAATCTTTAGCGTTGGTTTCTGTCGGCTGCATCATCAAAATAGGTGATGGATCATAGTCCACAAAATATCCTATAGTATTTAAAAGAAGTTCACTTTTACCTATTTGAGCTGAAGACATTATTACTATAACTTCAACTTCATTGTCATTTACTGAATCCATTATATCTTTAAGATATGGGGTCCTATCAGTTCTCCATCTTCCAGGTTCTGCTGAAGCTTCCTGAGATAAATATCTATAAGTATCTGCCCACTGACTTACGGTAAGCTCTGGTGGAGGGCATAAGATCTTTATTATATTTTTAAATAGATGTATTGTCTTTTTCTTTACCTGTATCTTTTTCCTCTTCGACAATAGCATCACCTTCCACAATGTCCTCACTGTCACTATCCACTATTTCAACATGCTTTGAATTATAGAAACTTTCAGGATCATAATTGCTCAATTCATTTAATACTTCAAGTATATTGCTTCTTATAATATCCTGGATATCACCAACTTCACCTATATTAATCAAAAGAGGTGCTATTTTTGTAGGCAAAGATAAAAGCTTGGCCCTAAAGTTGGACAGCATATCATTCATAACTCTTTCAACATCAGATGAAAAATGCATATCACCTCTCATAGCAGCAAGTTCAAGTTCTACTTTTTCTCTTTTGGCTTTTGTAAGGAGGGCATTTTCAATGTCTATATCCAATTCTTTTTTTGTCTTGTCTTCTTTTAGGTCATTATTGGTTTTTAGATGAATTACATAATTTCTTACACTTGTAGATAAATCATACCTGCCTCTTTTTACTTTTACTATAATGCCCTCTTCAGCAAGCTGTCTTACTCTTCTTTCAGTTAGCCCAAATAAATCTGCCAACACTGAACTTGACACAGTTACAGTATCCACACTATCAATTTTTTTATTTGCAATTTCTGACATTGCTACACCTCCCTATTTTAGGGCAACGGAAACGCCTAAAAAAATTTTTTCATAACTAGACAGGTTTTGGGGTCTTCGATATCCGCACCTCAGAATTTTTCCAGAAAGTACCTATTGAAATATTTTCTTATCTTAGCTCTTATTTATTATTTTTTATAAGATTCTTATAATTTATTTTTCTCAAAATTTTTTCTATTTCTTTCATCTCAGATACTGCACCACACAGGCATGTACCTGACCCTGCACTCCTACTAGTCACCACTTTGCTTATATCATTATGATTATACTTTCTTCTTCCTATGCTTGAACTTGTAGCTACTCTGTAGCCATATTCATTCAAGTAATCAGCAACCTTTGTAGTATCATTAAATTCAATATACTTCTTCAATATAATGATCTGTATTGAATCACCATCTTCTATTTCACATTTACTTAATACATTAATAAAATGTTTTATCTTATTATTAAATGCACTCAATACAGATATATATTTTTCCTTTTTATTACATAGATTTTTGTTCACATTATCACCTAATTTCTTACATTTGAATGTGTCACAAGGAAAGTTGTGTTACATTCCAAATATAAAATACCTACATATATATACACTTATATTTGTTACATGAATGTTACAACCTTTAAATATGTAACATTGAAAACAAAATATAAAATTATTACCGTATTTTAGCTTTTTCTTATAAAGCTAACAGACTGCATAATATCATCTTTCCTGTCCTGGTTGATACCTATATACCTAAGTGTTTCAGATATACTTGAATGATTCAACAGTGACATTATTGCTGCAGCATCCTTTGTCTTTTTATAAAGATGATATCCAAAAGTTTTTCTCAATGTATGACATCCTATATGATTGATGCCAAATACCTTAGCTGCTGAACTTAGAATTCTATATGCCTGCTGTCTTGTTATATGCCTGTTGCATCCATTTCTACTCTTGAATAAAAATTCATAATCCTTTTTATCTGAAACATATTCTTTTATCAAAAATTTCAAATCATCAGGCACTTTCATCTTGTTGATTTTATCAGTCTTTTCTTCTTTTATGCTTATATATTCTTTTATCCTGCCATTTCTATTTCTAACGTCTCTTACCCGCAAATTTAAAATATCTGAAATCCTTATGGCAGTACTAACGCCAAATTCAAATAGAAGATAGTTTCTTTCACTTCTTATTTTTAAATAATCAGCTATATCATAAACTAAATTTATATCTCTTATAGGCTCTACAATATTCATCTTATATCACCATTTCATTTATCAATTTTACATACTGACTCATTCAATTAATTATTTTAAAGTAACATCTTCCAGATTTACTGTTGTAGTAGTAGTGGTTATACATTCTACTGTTGCTTGAACATCTCCACCATAATCGACTGCCCCTTTGAATACTCCCTCTTTAGTTGTTCCATCATTACATTTAAATGTTACTGGTTGTCCTATTTTTAAATCTTCTTTTTGCACAATATCATCCTCCTCAAATTAAAGTCCATATGTAAAATTAAATATAAAAAAGAAGCATCATTTAAGATACTTCTTTTTGGAAAAGTTTTGAAATATTTTATAATGCACTTTTTATATAAATAAACTTTATTTTTACTTTATAAAACCTCCATATTATATATAAGATCTAATTATATTTTAATACTTGAATATCTTTTATTAGCTTGTAAAAATGTTTTGATACTTCCGTTATACTAAACACCCCCCATTCCATACCAAACCCTCCTAAACCATAACCTAATATTTGAAGATTCTTTAATTTTTCAATCATTAATTCAAATGAGTATGTTTCATCCTCTTTCTGTATATTTAACGTTCTTATTATATTTTCAGTAAAATATGCTTTTTGTAATTCATTTTCCTTTAAGTAATCCATCATTTTTTTAAAATTATTAATATCATCATCAAATAAATTTCTTAATGAATTTATTATTATTTGATCTATGTATTTAACATCATGTTGCCTATTTATCAGTTGTCCAGCATAATATCCAAGAATCATAGATGATAAAATTGATCTCGCATTTAGAGCATCATCAAGCATCGTATTAATGTAAAAGATCCTTTTCTTGTCTTCCATATATTTTTTTAATTTTAGTATTTTATTTTGACTATATATCTCTCCATTAGATATACCTTTATAAAATGAACTTAAAAACTTTTTAAACCTATAGATTTTTACACCATTGTATGCCTTAAATAGAAATTTAACTGGAAGACCTCCTACTTCTACTATATCCAACATTGAAGATATTTTATTAAATAAATCAGGCACTATATTACATATTTCTTCAATAGAATCCTTATTATTTGTTACCTTTTCTAATAAAATTTCTAAATTAGATGCATTATTCATAAATAACCACTCCCATTTGCTTGTATTCTCTACATTTTTCAAAATTCCTGCTAATTATAGAAGGATTTTACTGTAAAATGTTGAATGTTGTTATTAAAGGGGGTGATATTTATGTATTCAACTGGTGATAAGCCTGGTAAGGGCCATTACAAATGTACTACCTGTGGTGAAGTAATTTATTTGGATCAAGATACAGATACTTTACCACCATGTCCTAAATGTAGAAAAACTACATTTACAAAAGTTGATTAATTTCTAAATAATCTTTTATAGATTGCTCTGAATAACCAAAGACTTTACCTAGAACCCAATGATCAAAAATGGTCTTTGGTTGTTTGGGCAATTCTAATATTATTTCTAAAACGTATTTTTCCTTATATATCCACATAGTTTTCCAACCTTCTGACAAGTTTTCTATATGAACACTTAAATTGAATTGATTATCTATAAGATTCTTTGCTTCTTCTACATACCTATCCTGCAATGCCATCATAGCTGCAGGTTTACCACACTTTACAAATTGACAATAAGAAATTATTTGGCCCTTAATAAATTTGTCCATCTATTTCACTCCTAAGTAATGTTTTTATTATTTTATGTGAAATGATTTTTAATTATTTATCTAACTCTTTTAATGGCACCTCTAACCCTTCTAAAACAATCATGCTGCATAAGTTTTTGATAATCATAAAAGGAGAGGTGCTCACCTCTCCTGGATTTATTCTTATTTGATTCTTTTATTTTATCCTTCAAGATCTCTTTCACTTTCACACCTCTCCACCTTCTTTCATGTATAAAAATAAACACCCTAATGAAAGGATGTTTATTTTGTAATATGTTGTTGGGGGAACAACAATTATTGGTATCTAATGGCAGTTGCACTTAAGTTTAGTGTGCCCTGCAACTACAGGCACCAGTCTGGTAATTACCATTACTTTTCTTCATTTATGTAAAAGCATTATTTTCATTTTCTCTAAGGTATTTCCTTAGGACACTTATTATGATATAGGTTTTATGTTACAAATTGACGTCATATTTATTAACTATCTATTTAATTTTTTAAGATCTTATAAACAATATAAATAGGACACCTGAATAATTAGATGCCCTGCACAAGATATAGTATTAATTTATTTACGGCTTCCCGCATTGGTAGCTCCATTTAACCCTGGAGCCATAGGCTTATCAAAAAAGGAGAATTTAACAGTTACCATCAGTTGTAATCCCTGCTGACAAATATGTTGTTAGCTTGTTTTTAATTATCTCACAATATTATTATATTACATTTTGGCAATATTTTAATTCCTTTATCATTCCAGTTTAATTCCTAAATAATTCCTCAAAAATAACTATTTACGTTTAATTAAAAAATTACCAATGACACCTATAATTATAATTAAAATAACAATGGCAATAGGGATTCCAATAACATTCTTTATATTTAAATTCATTTTATCACTCCTATCCTTCCAGTATTTATCATGTTGTAAAAATTATAACATACATTAATTAACTGTACTAACCCAAGGTTCCCAATTAGCAATATTCTCAATCAGTCTGTGCCTTCTCTTAGTAACTGCACCCTGTGTCATATTAAATTTCATACCTATCTGCCAATCTGCTTTCCTATATTTATATTTTTCCTTCAGAAAATCCTTATCTTCAATTCTTAAATCTTTTATATTAACTTCAATTACAGAATTACTGGATTCCATGTTTCGTAACCGTTCTTCTATGTCAGCAATCTGTTCTATCTTCCATGACTGTTCCCGGAGCAACTTATCCGTTATACGCAGTAAAGTCCTCTCGGCATAGCTTTCACCTGTATGACTTGTCTGAACTCTTTCTTCATATACCATTGATCTAGATTCTTCGGGGAGGTTTACTTTAACATTCCTGAGCTTGTACTCTATTTCATCTATCTGTTTTTTCAGGATATTTAATTTCATATTCAGCACTCGCATTCTTTTATCTTTATTAAAATAATCTCTGAGCTTACTCTCCATATTGGCTATTATAATTTTATCCATTACTTTAATTCCTCCCCTGAATCTTATTTATATTTCTATAGAAAACTCTCCTGTATATTGATCTTCTTAGTTTCTTTATCTACTTTATTTTCAATTTTACTTATTTTCTCTTCAAGTAATTTTCTATGTTTCTCCGAAGTACTGTATTTCAAAGAAAGCTTTAATCTTTCCATCTCAGTTAATTCTTCCATAATTCCACTCCTGTCATGTATAATAATCCTAATTATGTAAATACTATAAATGTTTCCCCATATTTTTTTCTATGCATTACCAGGATTTTTCCTCCTGGTCTTTTTTATTCTATATGATACATAAAATTTCCAGTATAATATATCTAGTTTCTGTACATCATATTTCACATAAGGTTATTAATATATTGAATCTATTAATATTAATGTTTACATAAACTAAAATATTATGCTGAAGTATATTGATAGTTACCTTTATACTGGGGATGATGAATCCCCAGTGTTTAAATAATTATAGTTCTCCTATAACCATTGCTATGCCAGGATTTCACCCCTGGCTTTTTTATTTGCAAATATAAAAACACCGTAAAATTCTTTTGAATAATACGGTGTATAGAAGTTACTCTAATCATTAAGCATAAATAATTCATCTACTGTAGTATTTAATAATCTAGCCAATTTCATTGCTAATTCTAGCGTTGGATTATACTTATTATTTTCAATGGCATTTATTGTTTGTCTTGTTACATTCAAAGCGTTGGCTACATCTTCCTGTCTGAGTCCAAATTGTTTTCTTAAAATTCTTATATTATTTTTCATCTCTTCCAAGCTTCCATTTCAAAAAAAATTGTACTGAAATCAAAACAAAGTTCTGTGTTATTAATAAGAAACCTGCTAGCCCCATGTTTCCTGTATGAATAAAATTATATATAAGCCAAACTGCTAAAAATACTATCGTATAAGTCCATGCACATTTTATTGCTTTTAAACTAATACTCATTTCCATTTCATCCATCTTTCTCATAGCAATCATTCTCCTATAATTATTTATAAAGTACAAATGTAAAAATCTTTTTACATTTATATTTTAACAACTGTTATGGATAAATGTCAATAACTTTTTACATTTATCATACACCGTATTATTCAATTTTCAAAGAGCAATTTTGTCTAACTAATTCGTAATAATTTCACCTTTAAAATGTTTATATATAGCTGGATATCTTAAAGTGTCTTTAAAAGTTCTGAATTCTTATATATATCGCCAATAACTTCTAATTGCCTATATGCATTTTCCTTACGTTTATCCCAGTGCCATAGAGGGAATGATAGTCCTTCTACTAATGTTCCTCCTATAATTACTTTTACTCGAAATTGATAATATTCTGACCACAGAATCTGTAATAATGCTCCTGTTTCTTTACCATCTTTGTCTAACTCTTTGCATAAATCTCCCTCAAAAATCTCTTTACCATTCTTATCCTTTAGCCCTGTATACATCCCTATGCTTTCTGGAATAACTTCTGTATCTGTTCCTGGTTCTTCTATGCAAAATACCATTTTATTTGAACTTCTCCTTTGATGTAAAAAGCCATATATCCAAGACTTTGTTGCATCTATCTCATATAAACCTCTAAATTTCATTCTCTGTACTATCTTTATAGTTGCATCTTCAATTAATTTATTCATAATTTTCACTCCTTAAATTTTAGCCACAGTGTTAATAGCTTTGTCCATTTTTTATATTTTCCATAATCCTGCAGGCAGCCAATAAATCAGGCTCATTGGCACATTCATATCCTGTAACACTCTTAACTGTCATTGCATAATCCAAAATAGTGTCAAATAACTCTATTATGTCTTCAGGAATACTCTGTTCTTTCATGTGAGGTTCGCTCCCTTTAGGTTTTATATTCAATATCCCAAAAGCTTCTTCTCTAAATCTTTAAAATCATACTCACGCTGCTTGAAATTGTTAAAAGTGCTGTTGGAATTGCTCTGACCTGCATTATTTGCCTTTTTGTTTCTGTAGTTACCTTCCATAACCTTGATAAAGTTCTGGCTTTTAATAATCCAATCGAAACTGCAGGCACTCCATTTTCCATCTCTTCCAGACAAGAAATCACTTGTTTCAGCCATTTTAAACACTTTCAAGAATGTATCAATGCTTGAATACTCCTGCCACCTTGCCTTTATAACAGACTTCCTCTGTTTGGATATTTTCTGCACTTTAGGCATGGATGGACATATTGAGTTAAAGGCCTGTACAATCTTCTCATAGGGAACTGAGTCTCTTTTAAGATTTTGAGATTTGTATTCCTGAATTTCTTCCTGCTCCTTTGGACTATATATATTATTTATATTTTTATTATCATTTTCTTTTTTGTTTTCATTTTCTTTTTGTCCACGTATCGTTGACGAGCCACAAGACGAATCGTCAGACCTATCGTCTAACGTATCGTCTGATTCAGGTACTATTTCTTCACTAATTTCAGAATAATATTTGCTTAATTCCTGCATGAATAAAAGTTTCATGTTGGGATTTTTAATATTTCTAGCTATATATGCCAACAAACTCTTGTCCTCTACAGCTTTAAACTCTTTTTTAATGCAATCTACAACAGGTTTGCCACCTTTATTTAAATTAAATTTACCCCAGTTTTTTATAGCAAGTTCCCTTGTTTGAGTATTATATTTTATTACCTTATGGTGTTCTTCAAATCTAGCTATGAGTGCATTAACAGACTCAATAGAATATCCAAGTTCAAATGATATTAATTTCTTTGTTATTTTGTATATACCTATCTGTGTTGTATGGGGATTAGTTAAAAGATATATGAAAAACAATCTATCCTCAGGTGTAAAATTTTCAACTATATTTGGATCTTCCCAAAAACTTGTGTAAACATATCTAAATTGAGCCATACTATCTTCTCCTTTTGTACATTTTTATTTTAAACAGATTGCAATACTTTCAAAACATGCCTTCTGCCTATGGCAGTACATGCATATCCATTGTTTTTCTTGAATTCTATATTGAGTATGTCATTATCCATGCCATATTCACGTGTTATTCTTCCTTCTATAGTTTGTTCACCATGTAAGGCCTGTACCAAATCTCCTACTTTTACTTTTATTTTTGTAGTAATTTCAGAATGGATTTTAGGTTTTGAATAATCTTTCACAACTTCATCTTCCATACAGTTTATATACTTTATATTGTTAAATTCCAAAACCCATCCGTTAGAAATAATATCTATAATTTTGCCCGAATACTCTATGAGAATATTCAGGTCGCCTTTTCTATGAATTATCCTTTCAATCTTTTTACAATCATTCTCCTCTAAAAACTCATCAAAATGTTGTTTTTGAATTTCAGTCAATGGAGGCTCTTTAAATTTCTCCGAATAATATACAACTTTATCCCAGGGCAGTATTGATGCCCTATTGTTAAAATGAAACTCCTCCCTGCCATCTCCCCTTATCCAGTAGGCAATAAACCCATCTGCATTTACAACTTCTATTTCAAGGCTTTTTCCGCATTTGGCAGCTCTTGAAACTTCATAATCTGATATAAATCTCTTCAAAGTTTTTTTCTGCATAGAGGTTATATCCTTTGAATCAGTGTGAGGTACAGGTTTATTATGTATAAACTCTGCAGTCTGAAGCTTCATGGTTTCATAACCAATATCAAAAACACTCATTTGCCCAGGCAATAAATCAGATTTTAAACTGTCAACAGATTTTTTCTTCCACCTGCTCATTTACACACCACATCCTGAGTATCTCTTGACTGGTGTATATTAAAATTCTTACCGCAGGCTACAATAAACTTGCCTTGATTAAAAAAGGTTTCCCTGTTTTTAGTGGTTACAATTGCAAATATTTTTTTCACTTTGAATACACGCTCCTTTATGATATAATGGAGCTAAGATACTTGGCCAAGTATCTTAGCAAATAAATCTCGTAATGCCCTTTGTTAAGGGTTCTTTTTTTATCTTGACATTAAGGAATAATGTCTTGCAATACATTTTGCATTGTGCTCCTGTATGAGTTTTTCCATATCTGCAAATCTGTTAAATGATATCTTCAAACACTCAATATTGTGTTCAAGGTCAAGCCATTCTTGAAGCCCTTTTATAAACCAACGCCAGTCACTATCAGCAAAATCATACCTGGACTGTTTATTTCTTATTAATTTCAACATATCCGGAAGTAAATCCATTGCCTCAATGGCTTCTTCCTGTAAACTCAGAAGCACACTTTCAATACTCAAATTTACATTATCGAGCACTGAATAACTGTAGGCTTTTCCAATGCCACAACATTCCTTGCAATAAATCTGTGTTAGAAAAGGTTGCTTGTACAATCTTGACATGGCAAGTGCTATATCAGATGAAGGTGTTGTATCTCCCGATTCATAGTTAATTAAAGTCCTTGATGATATATTTAATCTAAACGCTGCCTCTTCAATACTTAAATTACACTTTTTTCTTGCCCTCTTATACATCTGCTAGTCCTCCTCTATAAACCATTCACCATACAAAATTTCTTCAATTGAAATAGGTTCATCAAATTTATTTTTCAACGCAGTAAATTCACTATCATGACAAGGAATATATTCATACTTGTTGTTGGCATATGAACAATAGATTGTCTTACCCATACTGAATGCTTTAAAGGCTTCCAGTTTATCTACTGGCTCATTTACCAGGCTGAATTTACTGTTTAATGAGAAATTTGATAGTACAGGTTCACCTTCTTGATTTACAACCTTTCCAGCCTTGTCTAACTTAACAATTACTCCGTTACTTGATTTATATAATTCCTCTGCAAAAAACTTAAATTTCAAATTTGGATTCCTGCTAAATTTATCTATTACCTGACCTAATGTGTATTCAGCCATTCTGTTTCCTCCTCTTAATCTTTTTTAATCACCAAACATATTCATCTGCATAGAATATATTGAGTAAGTGTTTGTTTATTTTTTGAAAAATATTTTTTATAAAAGGCCTTTCAGCCTTGTAGACTACTTTACTTCTTTAAGTTTATTTTCATTCTCTGCCTGCTTCTGAGCCTGTTCACGCATAACTTTTTCATAGAAGAAATCAAATATTTTCTTTTGGGTTATAGGTAGGCACTCCGGGTTCATGATAACCACCTTTATGTCCTCATATCTAATCCTCTCTCTTTTGGCCATAAAAATTCCTCCTTGTATAATGTGGTTATAACATTCAATAGAAAACTATCTTAAATTTTAACGAACATTACAACTCATTTCTTTTTTATTATTCGAAGATTTTCTACCCGATAGGGTGTACTAATCTCATCT